AAGCAGCTAAGAATGGAAGAAGAAATCCAGACTATGAGTTTGGTACTAATCCCTGTAGTGAGATTATACTTAGACCTCATCAGTTCTGTAATCTAACTGAAGTAGTTGTTAAGGAGCATGATACAGATGATGATCTAGATCGTAAAGTTAGACTAGCTACTATCTTAGGCACTGCACAGTCTACTCTTACTAACTTCCCCTATCTAAGAAAAGTTTGGAAAAACAATACACAGGAAGAAAGACTTCTTGGTGTAAGTCTTACAGGTATCATGGACAATATACATACAAATTGTTTTCTTGTGAACATGAGAGAAAGACTTACAAGAATGAAGCAGATAGCTATAGATACAAACAAAAAGTATGCTAAAAGATTTGGCATAGAGGAAAGCACAGCCATAACTTGTGTCAAACCATCAGGTACAGTATCACAGCTATGTGATTCAGCAAGTGGTATTCATGCTAGACACAGCAGGTATTATATTAGAACAGTTAGGGGAGATAATAAAGATCCACTGACAAAGTTTATGATTGATCAGGGTGTGCCAAGTGAACCATGTGTGATGAAACCTGAAACAACAACTGTGTTTAGTTTTCCAATGATGTCACCCAAAGGTTCTAGACTTAGAGATGACCTCTCTGCTATAGATCAGTTAAATGTTTGGTTGATCTATCAAGAACATTGGTGTGAACATAAACCATCTATCACTGTTACAGTTAAGGAGGAAGAGTGGCTTGACGTTGGAGCATTTGTGTTCAAGCATTTTGATAAGATGTCAGGTGTATCTTTCTTGCCACACTCTGATCATGTTTATCAGCAAGCACCTTATCAAGAGTGTACAGAACAAGAATATGATGCTATGCTTTCTAGAATGAGAAGTAGAATTGATTGGTCTAAATTAAGAGACTATGAGAAAAGTGATACTACCTCTGGCAGTCAGACTATGGCTTGCAGTGGGGATAGTTGTGAGATAGTAGATATAGGAGCATAGAATGACAGTAATACACGCTAAAGATACTTGTGCTATGTGTGGTAATTATCTTGATGATGATCTTAAATGTTATGAATGTAAAGATTGTAACCCACACTCAACAGAAGATGCCTTTGAGATATTTACAGGTGAGTATGGTTCAACAAAAGAAAAGTTTGATCCTGTAAACAGACCACCTCATTACACAATACGAGATGGTATAGAGTGTATTGACTACATGAGACAGGTGTTAGGACTACAGGGTTTCATAGATTATTGTCATGGTAATGTAATAAAGTATCAACATAGATATAACTATAAAGGAAAGCCTGTAGAAGATATGCAAAAGGCACAGTACTACCTCAACAAAATGATTGAAGCATTAAAAGAAAAGCATAAGTGATGTTAGCTGAAGCTATAGTTTGTTTGGCACTTAACGTATACTACGAGGCTAGAAGTCAGAGTGTAGTAGAGCAGATAGCTGTTGCTCAAGTTGTAATTAATAGAGTTAATGATGATAGATACCCTGACACAGTTTGTAAAGTGGTAAAACAAGGTGAGAAAAACCATGATGGATCAATGAAAAAAGATCGGTGTCAGTTTAGTTGGTATTGTGATGGAGCTACAGACAAACCTTACAATAAAGAATCTTGGGAACTTGCTTTAAGTGTTGCTAAATCTGTATATGAGGGTAAAACAACAGATTTAACAGAAGGTGCAACACACTATCATGCTATTTCAGTTAATCCTTTTTGGGCAAAGACTCTAAAAAGAGTTACTAGAATAGGTAAACATATATTTTATAGATGGGAGAAACTATGAGGTGGAAAAACCTTGAACAAGAAGCCAGAAACTTTAATAAACTACGTATGATAAAAACAAACAATAAAGATAAAGTCTTGACGACAAGAAGGTTTCTGGCAGGTCAAGCACTATCAGGTATTATTGCTAGAAGTCCTAGTTGGACTAATAAAAAAGATCTAGTGAGAGAGGCATACGAGTGGGCAGATAAGATGTTAGAAGAGGGTTAGTTATATATTTTATTTATAAATTTATCATACTCAAGTTTACTATCTAAAAGTAATAGTTGATTAAAGTTAAGATCTTCAAACTTAATATCTCCTAACTTATCTTTCATGTCATCCATAGCTTTGTCAATGGTTTTCATTGAGTACTTTTTTTCCATAGCTAACATTTTTCTAAACTTTACATCTTCAATATTTTCTGCACCTGTATCCATAAGAAACCTAGTTATCTCTTTTGCTTCTTTTAGTATAGATTTTACCCTAACTTTTCTGTAATCCTGCATAGTCACATTACGATTTTCTGTAAAAAATGCAGGTGGTGTATCCCTAAAATATTTACTTTTTAATTCTTCTGAAGCTAAGTTTTCTACAACATCATGGAACACCTGATTGAATCTGTTTCCTGCTATTGCATTTTTTGTTCTTTCATTAGCTAGATAATTAGGCATCCCAATCATGTTCAACAGCTTGGCTGTATCTGTAAATTCAACCTCTCTTATACCCAAGTTTTTACTAGCATCACTTTTTATATCACCCATAGCAGAGTCAAATCTTTCTGGAGCTAGATCACCTGCTACCATTCCAATTATTTGATCCATATATCTTAGAGAATTATTTATGTTTTCAGATCCAATTTTTCTATTAGGAACTTGAAACTCTGATCCTCTAACTAAACCTGCAAAAGAGTTTACAGGATCTATAAATCTAGTAGCTGCTGAACCTGCTTGAGCTGCAATTTTACCAAAACTTACAGACATAGCTTCCATAAAACTTTTTTCACCTGCAATAAAAGCTTGAGTTGCCTGACCAACACCAGTTACACTTTGCTCTAACTGTCTTGTAAGCTGTCCCGGACCTATTGTATCAAGTATATCTGCCACCTCTTCTGGTGGAGGAGAAGAATCATCAAGTAAATAAGAAAACAACCTACCTGCTGCTTTAAAATGAGACATTGGAAAGTTAAATCTTTCATCAATAACTGCACCTGTTTCATCATCAAATCTTTGATGCCAAGCTAAACCTGCTTCTCTGTTATGTTTTTCGTTTTGAGCTAGAGTATATATAGTAGCTAAACCTATGCTACCACGTAAAAATAATTCTCTCAAACCTCTCTCTTGTGTATCTTCTTTTAATCCTGTCTTAGAGATCAACTTTGACATAGCTGATACACCTGTCATATCAGAAGAAAAGGCTATAGTATTATTAAAGAACCTACCGAAAGGAACTAAAAGACCTAAACCCGGAATATTTCTTGCGTTCTCAACAACACCTGCTATCTCTCCTATAACTGTTTTATCTTTAAAAGATTTTGAAAAAATAGCTCTTTGAGATTCATAAGAGGCTCTGGCAACAGCAGTTTTGTACTCTCTACTGTTCATTAATTTAGAAGCATTAGGATCTAAATAAAATTCAGACCAACTTTTTCCAAAACCTATTCTTAAATTTTTATCAAGCTGATAAACAAACTCTTGTGATTTTGTAAATACATCTTGAAGTTTTACAGCAGACATCTGTTGTGCAAACTCTACGAATCTTTCAGATCCTGCACCAAAAACTGTTTGATTAGGATTGAACCCAGACATTCTTATAAGTTTGTCAACATCTTCAACACCTCCGGGAAGAACCTTAACTAGTTCTGCAAGTTGTTCAGGGTTTTTTTGTGCTATAGAACGAAAAGCATCATAAGTCATGTTAGGGTCAAGAAGATTTCTAATTCTTTGAGCATTAGATCTAAAATAAGCTCCTGCTATTCTTAAAGATTCTTTAGAATTAGAACTGTTTACTAATCTCTGAGCTAAACCTTGTCCTGCAAATAACAGACCCATACCAATGTCAGTAGCAGAGTTAATAGCAGTTGCACTAGCCCAACCAACTAAGTTTAAAAATGTTGTGCTTGGTGCAGAAACTAAAAGTCTTATCAATCTATTTTGAGTTTCTGTAATACCTTCTACACCTAAACCTATTTCAGAAGGAGAAAAACCTAGTCTGTCTTGAAAGAAATTTTTTCCACCATCAGAATGAGCTTTTGCAAGACCTGTATCATAAAGAGCTTTAACGTAATCACCTTTAGTAAAATCTTTAGGTATATTTTTAGGTGAAAGTTTTATTGCACCTTGAGACAATGCATTTTGAGATTGACCTGTTCTACTTGCCCAACGAGCAAAAACATCAGCAAATTGATCAACAGTCATTTCACTAAGTTTAGTTACATCTCCTGTTTCTTTAGATGTATAAATATTAATTCCAGTAGCATCTTCAAAGTCTTTTAAAAAAGCTTTTACATCTTGTGGATCTGCTGTTTTAATTACGTCTTTAGTAAATTTACTTATTCTGTCATCAGGACTTCTTCTAATCCATTGATAACCAGACTCATCCATTACTTGAAATAAACCTATTAAACCTTTCTCGTCATTACCAAGCAACATCTCTTTTATAAAAGTATCACCATAATCTGAAAGATCTTTACCATCTCCTACACTACTCTTCCAATCACTTTCTGGAACTTTTTTTAGATAATCTTTTAAACTTAATGATACTTTTCTTATACCTTCAAGTTTTTCAGGTTTAACGACATCAACATCAGGAAGAGCAAGATCTTCTGTGCCTAATAGCTTGTTAGTTTGCTCAAATTTTTCACCTGCTTTTGTTCTAGGTTTAGCACCAACTCTGGACAGATAAGTAGCTAGTCCACCCTGAATACCACCTACAACTATTGAACCTAAAGCAGCCATACCACTTGCATAAACATAGTCAGCATTTTTATCTGTAGTTCTCACCAAAGCATTTTCATAGGCAATAGCAGAGCC